GTAAAAATAAGCACGTTGATTCAATGAACCACAAATACCATTTATCACAACTGTTAAAGAATTACCTGATATGTGAGTGCCTTCTGTTAACCCTATCAAATCTCCATTAAATGCAATAATAGCATAAACTATATCACCAGCCATAGCTTCCATAATATTAATATCATCATCACAATAATTACATTGCTTTGCAAAATCAATCATTATGCGTAAAGCTGCCAATATTAACTGAGAGGGTATCTTCTGATCATATTTACCGTAATCACCACCTATAAGGCGATCCTCACCATGTTTAAATACGAACTGATGTAATTCCTCCCACTCTGGTCCATGACTATTTATACCAACAGCACATTCCGAAATCAAAGGATTCATTTGTAACACTCGAATAATAGGTAAATAATACTTTCTAATTAAAAATGTTAAAGCGATAGGATTACCATAAAAGATACGGCATTTATCTTTACTAAGTACTTCATCCTTCTTACAGGCTTTGGCTATAGTATATGCTCGTTCACCTCTACGATAACACTCCTCGCATCTATCAATTTCAACGTTTATATCATCTGTGAAACGCCATTTCTCTTGCCAAACATCATCAGGTTCTTCTTGAATTATATAATTTCTCTTGGAACCTGTTAATGGAAAACCTATGGATGTATTCAATTTAATACCATCCATAAATTTCTTCCCTGGTATACCACATGTATTTTGATAATACGTTAAAGGTTTACTATCACGCCACAACGGTTTATTGAAGATATCAAGTAAAGCACTTTTATAATCCTTAACACAAATAGATAATAAATCATGTGCATATGGTAAAGCAGGTACTGCAAGATTAGCCAAACATGTTTGCCAACCAAACCAATCAGGTTTCATTTTTGGGGGTCCCCAAATATTGGGTACTCCACAAATATCAGTAACAATATGGCTAATAGGCGTTACACGAACTGATGAAAAACTCAAAGCTCGCCCGGGACATTGTCCATAATACTCGACCTGAGAATCATGGGGCATATAATTGAGAGGTGATTTAGGATGAATAGGACCATCATCTATAACTTGTTTTTCTAAAACTTGCACTTCAAATTTTTCAGCTGATCCTGTTAATAATACTCCTTCAACATCTCTCAAATGTGCTTCTGCTAATTCAAAATCCTCTCTAGTAAGTGTTCCGTAACAACCTTTGCGTGTTCCGGATTTTCCACCAAGATGAAATCCCATAATGGTAGTAACTCTACCATGAGATATCAACGTAGCTCCACACATACCACGAAAAGTTAAAGTAGATAAATTAGCATATTCACCCCCATCAAATGTAGCGATACCATTACTAGTTCGCTTAGGAATTGAAACACCTTCATATTCAGATAACTCACCATCCTTTGCACGCCACAACATTGTGAATTGACAAGCACGCAATGGTCCCATAGGTAAATATGGCGTTAAATCCTTAAACGATCCACCTGTGGTTGAGTAACAAACAACTAAATCGGTATTTGGGATATGATAACTAGCCTCTCTACTTATACGAGTAGCAAATTTACCACCCGAACAAGTTGGATTCTTTTTACGAAAGGTAACATCTAACACCTTATCACCACTAAAATAATGCGAAGGAATTACTACCAAATTTGATTTAATAAAAAGCGCATTAACCATCATGGTTTTATCACCCACGACAACTGTGCCATAAACCAAATTCTTACTAACTAAATGTAACATATCTTTCGTGCTAGTAGACCACATTTTACCAGTGGTTGGTAGAGTTCGAGCAACAACCTTCGTCCAGGGCGATTCTTCACTATCACGCTGCATAACATCATTAACTGATTTTGGCTCTAAGGAGCCATGCTCATGCATACTAAAGAATTTCCTGTAGAATTTCGCACTCAAATATAAAATACCTACCAAACCAATTGACTTGCACAACAATTGAATATTTGCATTGTAGCTAGGTAAGATAATACTGGATATAATATTGGTATTGCGCAATCTGTGTCTGCAATGACATAAAATTAATTTATGCATAAATAATTGTAAAACACAGAACAATAATACAAACACAAGTGAATAATGTGTGCATGCTCCACAACACAGAATGAAAACATTTAAAATTGTACATAATTTATAATAAAATAACATACTGCGCATATAATATATGCATGTGAAATAATTACAACACCAATCTGGTACAATATCACATAAATTATTGATTCTCCTGAAATTATCAATAAAATTGTATATATCACTCGCAGTATTAGTTACTATATTACGAAAATTTTCCAATCCATAATGTGGTTCCATTTTGTGCTTATCACAATATCCCTTAATGTGATAACAACCATCAACACCGCATGTCTCAACTACCTGTTGACGAGACCTCATTCTATCCAATATACAATCTTGGTCAAAACGATGTTCTCTAAACCTCTCAATAAGGTATTGAACTACAGTAGAAAAACCAACATCCTTTAATACAGTGCCATTCCATTCCAAAGGAACATAAGTAGCAATATTATCCATATCCTTAGGTTGTCTTGCTTTTTCAACTGTTAATAACCAAATATCATCAAATGTGGGTTGTGCACCTTGCTTAGCATAAAATGCTCTGATTTTAGCTGGATCAATACCTTGAGTTTTACCATCAATCATATATTGAAACTCAGGCTTAGCCTTGACAGTAATAACCACATGCATACG